ATTTGCTCGGTACTTTCATTAGTAAATTTACTTATATCTAAAGTATTGAAAAATGCTGTAAAGAAAATAAGTATAAGTAACAACTTAAATTCAAAAATTTTACATATATGTTATGTAAATTCAAATTTTCGTGAAATGAAAAATTTATGTGACTTGAATGATAAAATGGTTGGAAGAGAGAAGAAATGAGACTATTAATTTTGCTACTACCTTTTTATTTATATACTGCTGATAATCAAATAACTATTCAACAGAGTGGAGATAATTTAAACTTAAATATAGAACAAGTCGGATATTCAAATGTCATTAGGCGTTGGAGAAGTTGGGACGATGGAATAATAGGCGATAACAACTCGTTAGATATTAGACAACATAAAAATAAAGGAAGCGCCTCTGACCAGCATATAATTGAGATAAGACAAATTGACGGAACAGGAAATAATTTAGCTTTGGCAACTGGTTGGATGATAGGTACAAATGGAACATTTACAATCGATAACTCCGAATACGGAGATACATTTAGTCATATTAACATAACAGGCGACTATAATGATGTTCAAATGGTTCAAAGAACAAACAGTAGTTCTTCTGGACATAGATACTGGCTACATGTTGAAGGAGATAGTAATGATATACGAACTGTACAAAGAGGTGGAGGAGGACACTACATAAATTTAGATATATTTAATGATAGTAATGATGTTTTTCTAAGTCAAACAAATACTGGAAGTCATACTGCAGATGTAAGATTGTATGGAACTCAACCAACAGATATAAGTCTTATTCAAAATGCAGGAAGCAACAAATCATATAGTGTAACTAACTATTGTTATACTAGCGGAGGTTGTTCAATATCGGTAACACAACAATGAAATACTACTTATTTATAATTTTACTACTCTCTAGTTTTATACTTGGAGATACAACAGCAAATGTAGGACTAACTTTAGTTGATGATGACATTACTTTAAATACTAAAATAACGCATAGCGCAGAAAAAGGAAACTGGCAAACAAATTATCAAACTAATTATATTTACAAAAGAGTTGATGGTAAGGAAAAAGTCAATGATTTATACTTTCAAGTTAAACAAAATTATAAGCTAACAGATAAAAGTTATGCACTCGGAGTAGTGCAACTAGACTATGACAAACTTAGACCAAACTATACTTTAAGAACTGTGCTAGGTGCTGGGTATGGATATAAATTACTAAAAACAGATAACTGGAAAATTAGTAATGAAGTATCACTTGCATACTTAAATAGTAGTTCAAATGAATTAATTGTTAGAAATAGTTTATGGATTTCTTACATATTTTCAGAAAAATTTAATATTACTAACAAACTATTATATGAATCAGGAAAGGATATGTACTTAAAAAATGAAACTTCATTAATGTACAAACTAACAGACAAAGTATCACTAGGGGTATCTAATACCTATACTGATAGTGTAGAGTCTAAAAATATTTTTACTCTAAATGTAGGAGTTAAGTTATAATGCCAGTTAGAAAAGTAAAAGGTGGCTATAGATGGGGTAAGTCTGGAAAGACTTACAAAACAAAGAAAGAAGCTGAAAAGCAAGGCAGAGCAATATACGCATCAGGTTATGGCAAAAAGAAAAAGAGACCCAAGAAAAGGAACAGGTAAGAAACCAAAAGGTTCTGGAAGAAGATTATATACTGATGAAAATCCTAAAGATACCGTTAGGATTAAGTTTGCTACTATGAAAGACGCTAGAGCAACTGTCAGAAAAGTAAAAAGAGTTCGTAAATCATATGCTCGTAAGATTCAAATACTTACAGTAGGAGAACAGAGAGCTAGAGTTATGGGAAAGAAAACTGTAGCTTCAATATTCCGAGCAGGAAAAGCTAGTTTAAGGAGGGCAAACAATGCCAAGAAAAACAAGACGAAAAAAGCGAGACCCAAGACTCGCAAGAGCAGGCGTTAGTGGTTTTAATAAACCAAAAAGAACACCTGGTCACCCAACTAAATCACATATAGTTGTTGCAAAAGTTGGAAATAAAATTAAAACTATTCGCTTTGGACAGCAGGGAGCTAAAACTGCGGGTAAACCTAAAAAAGGTGAGTCTGCAAGAATGAAAGCTAAACGAAAGTCTTTCAAAGCAAGACATAGAAGGAACATAGCCAAAGGAAGAATGTCTGCTGCATATTGGGCAGATAAGGTTAAATGGTAGTAGTTCAAGTTCTATTTTGACCAACGAAAAATAGCACTTGACAATCAACTATATTTTTGGTATAATTACAATTAAAAGTAAAACTTTAAGTTTACTAAGAAGGAGATAAAGCAATGGAAGCCGACGAAGTGGCACTAGAACTTGCAAAGCATGAAGCTGTCTGTGCGGAAAGATGGAAAACTGCATTTAACCGCTTTGATAACATAGATAAACAGGTAACCAGAATAGAAACTATTATGATTTCTACTGCTGGTTGTTTGCTTGTTGGTGGAGCAGGTTTAATTATTACTTTATTTAATCTACTGTAGGAGAATTATATGTTAGATACTATTTTTTGGGTACTTGTAGGACTATTTATTGGGTGGAATCTTCCACAACCTACTTGGGCTAAATATGTACAGACAATGATAATGGGCTGGATATCAAAAGTATCAAGCATGATTAAAAAAGGCGAGTAATGCTCGCAGGATACGGAACAAAAGAAATGAAATCTAAAGTTAAGAAAAAAGAAAATGCAAAAAAAGTTTACCTCGAAAATGGCTTCTGGAGATTTGAGGGTGCCCACCAAGGATATAACACCAAAGAAAATGCTGAAGCAGCATTGGAAGCCCAAGAGTAGTCATACTGAAAGATATCAAATTTGTTTAGAGTGTGAGCACCTAAATAAGTTTTGGAAATTTTGCAACCTTTGTGGTTGCTTTATGCCCCTCAAGACTAAACTTCGATGGGCAGAGTGTCCTGACGAGCCCCCTCGTTGGACTTAGGAGACAGTAATGCCCTATCATAGCGGAAAAAAGAAAAAGAAGAAAGGTAAGAAAAAGAGGAAATAATTATGCCAATGCACAGAAGAAAGAAAAGAAATGGTGCTAAGAAAGGCGGAATGAAACCTTGTCTTACAGCAAAACAAAAGAAGTTACCTAAACCACTTCAAGCTGCAATTCGTAAGAAGAACAGACCTTGTAGATAATGCCAAGACATACTAGAAAGCGAAGAAGGAAAACTGCTAAGAAAAAGAGACCTGTACCTACTAATAAAGCTCTTTATGCTCGAGTGAAAGCCGAAGCAAAAAGGAAGTTTAAGGTATATCCAAGTGCTTATGCAAATGGCTGGCTAGTAAGAACATATAAGGCAAGAGGTGGCAGATATAGAATGGGATAATGGCTAAGAAACGAAAAAGTCTAACTAAAAGACAGCAAACTGCAATGCGCAGACATCGTAGACACCATACCAAGAAACACATGACTCTTATGAGAAAACTTATGTTAGAAGGAAAAACTTTTATGCAAGCTCATAAGACTGCCATGCGTAGAGTCGGAAGATAATGGCAAAACCAAAAGGTGGATTAACTACTTGGTTCAAAGAGAACTGGGTAGACATTAGTCGTAAAACGAAAAGTGGTAAACACCCACCTTGTGGTCGTAAGAAAGCGAGGACAGCAAGAGGAGGATATCCCAAGTGTGTCCCTCAGCGAGTAGCGGCAAGAATGACCGCAAATGAGAAAAAGTCGGCAGTCCGTAGGAAAAGAGCAAAAGCTCAAGGCGTTGGAGGGAAACCCACTAATGTCAAAACGTTCACTAAGAGGAGGCGCCGAAGAAGGAGATAACATGCAAGAGTTACTAGATGAGATTCGAAGAACTCATGAATTGGTAGAAAAACTTCAAACCAAATATGAACAGAGACTATTATGGAGTAAAGAACTTCAAAAGTCTTTAAAATTAAATAACACAACAGAAATTAAGAGGTTAGTAAATGTTGAAGAAAAGTTGGCTAAAAATTAAAGAATACTTGAAAAAGTTCTGGGACATCATTATTGGAAACGATAAGAACTGGGACGGTAAAGTCGATATTAAAGACGATTTAATAAAAGCAAAAGAAAAAGCGCAAGGCGCTAAGTAACGGAGAGAGCTATGGCTAGACAAGGAGGCTTTTTAAGCGGACCTACTGGTGTTCACAATACTCAAAAAATTCGTAAGCACAGATTAAATCGAGGAGTTACTCGTGATATGAATGCTGCGGCAGGAGTTCCTGTGAATTCGAAAAACCCAAACTCTATGGAAGCGTTCAGATACTCTGCAGCACCAAAAGCTATCGGACCTAGATTCGGTAAAACTGCAAATCCAAAACGAGCGAGATTCCCTAGAAGAAGAAGATAATTATGGCAGAAACTATACACAAAAAACAAGCATGGCTAGATGAAATGGCAGCTATAGTACAAAAAGATATTAATACTT